GTAACAGGTCTAGCCCCAATAAAGGATGAATCATTTTCTCTTGTTAATACACCGGGAGATATTAATGTTGTCTCTGCCATTGTCTATAGTTTATTTATTTTTATTTTATTATAAATATTGAAAAGTATTTCAAAAATTTATTCCTTTGGAGTAAATTCTCCGTTTTCTAAATTTATATTACCTTCACCGTATTTATCTTGTAATTCTTTACCAGTTTTTGCTTGGTTGTCTTGAAGGACTTTAAAATCTTTTAATATTTCTTCTTTTTGGGTTTTTAACGCACTAATTTGTAGTTCTACACCTCCTAATGCGGCAATAACCTCATTTGTTTTATTTTGATATTCTTGTAATACTTGTAACTCTTTTTTTGATAACTTTTGATTTTTCATATATAAATTATTTTGTTGATAAATATGTAAAGATTATTTAAAAGTCGATATCTTCGATATTATTTGTTGTTTCTGTTGTAATAGTAATTTTAGCCTTAGAATTATAAACTTTAGTAGCATTTAATTCTTTCTGTATTGTATCTGGGAGTATATATCCTCTTAGTCTAATATTAAAAGTACCAGTAACTAATCTATCTTTACCTTGGGTTAATTCAGTTGCTGTTGTAAAAGAATCTATGAAAGCTCTAAATTGAAATCTTTCAGGATTACCCCAGTAAGCATCAGAAGCATATTCACATGCTTCAATTACTTTATTTAACTGTTCCATATAATAAGTTTGGATGATACAGCTATATTCCATTGTAACATAATCGGGCTGTGCTACTATATGGAATTTTTCAACTGGTTTTCTATTATTTAAAGTACCAAAGTTGCTATAAAAGTTTTTTGAACTAAATTCCTTAGACCATTGACCATATAAATTAGGCATATTAGCATCTAGTTTATTAGCTACTGTTCTATCTTTAGATATTGAATCTCTTTTTATTACTAAAATAGGAAGCATAATTGCCCCACTTTTATCTCTGTAGTATCCGTCACGTTGAAATGATTTCCATCTTTCAGGTGCACCATATATTACAGGTACTTCTCTTCGTTCACCATTTTGATAAACAAAGGGTCTAATTACATTTTGAAAATAATAAAATACTGCTTCATCAATATCTTTGATACCAACTGAGTATTGTTTAGTAGTATCATCTTTAAAACTCATTTGGTTTGATCTATTAAAATCAATACCTGTTTCTGTATAATTAGGATTAGGAGGTGATATAGAACTATTAGGGTTTCCTACCTCCCCCCTATCTTCTATCCCTCTAAAAGCAGTATTTTTACTAGTGCTTAAAGTTAATTGACTTTTTGGTATAGGTTTTCTAGGTTTTGCCATTACATTCTTTCTATATGAGGTGAAATTGCTACTTTATCTGCTGGGATGTAATATGTTGATACTAATATTGATATTACATTACCAAATTGATCTAAATCAGGATTTAATGGGTTTGGTGTTCCATCTGAATCATTATTAGGGTATTGTGGATTTTTACCTCCCCAATATTGGTTAGCAATTGTGCTTTGTACCCCATAATATTTTTCTTCATATAAAACAATATCTCCTACTTGGGGGACAACATCAGCATCTACTAAATCATCTCTAAAAAAGTAAAAATTAATACCTTGTTCGAATAATACTCCTTCTCCTGCTTCAGGATATTGTTCATCTCCTCTATCTATTAAAACATTAAATAAAAATGGACCATCATAATATTTTTCTTCAGCTGCTTCGCCATAAATATTAACTTTAGTTTCTTCTAATTTAAATTGATATAAAGCACATTGTTGAGTAATAATATTACCCATTAATTCTCTATTAAACTTTCGCATAAGAGAAACATCCCTTTGTCTGGTGTACATTGCCATATTATCCTATGAAAATTGTATATGGAACCTTTTGTAATTCCAGCATTTTTGAATCTCCTTCTTTTGCTCTTCTTTCTAATGAAGCCATTCTTGAAGTTTCATCTAAATATGTTCTTAATCTTTCTATTAAGGCTGATTTTTCTGCTGTTCCAGCTGCTATTAAATCTGATTGATTTAATGTTACATCAGCATTTGGGATTGGTATACTACCATATTTACCTCTTACATATCCTAACATTTCTTTTGATAATGCTAAGGTATATTCAAATATCCACTGACGTCCTACACTATTAATTTGGTCATAATTAGGATTACCATAAGGGGCATTTGATACATTAGTTACATTCCCAGGGGTTTGCATTACAGCGCTAGAAATCCTTTCATCTCTAAGGATATATTCAAACCAGACTTTACCTTCTTTACCAGCACTAAATGAAAAATTAGGAATAGGAAATACTCTTAAATTATTATTTCTTATTTCAAATGAGTATTGGTTTCTTCGAATAGTTTCACTCATTTCAATTTGTTGGATAACTGCTATATCATAGTTTAAAGGAGCCATTAAATATCCTCCTTCAGCTCCAAACCCACCTAAGCCCATTATTCCTGATGCCATTACACCACCAAATCCAAATCCATTATTTGCACCTAAAAATCTAGCACCTGCTGGGTAAGGATTTTCATAAAATACTCTTTTTACTTCTATACCATGCATATACTCAGATCCCGTAAGACCACTTGATGTCATAAAAGTTTCAAAAGAATAATCTTGAATACTAGAGGTTAAATCAAATGAACCTGAATAATATGTTACATTTCCTCCTGATCCTGCTTCTTCACCATATTGTTCTGATAGTCTAACTATTGGTTCAAAACTTGGTGTTATAAGCGCAGTATTTAAAAGTGATGCCGTTGGTAATCCATCAATGGATAATTGATTATCTCGTATTTTATACGCATAAATTTCATTACCATATGTAGTTACAGCTTCTTCAAAAGCAGTAAAAAATGATCCTGATTGTAATTCTACATCTACTAAAGGGTAGCCCATTCTTTGAGCACAAAAATTAGCAACTTTGTTTGCATCAACAGCAAAATCAGTTTGAGCATCGTAAAACCCGAAGGGTGTTTGTCCTGCGGCAAAAGTACTCACTCCTGTCCAAATAGGTATATTCATGTTTTGTTTTTTAACTTATTAAGATATATTATCCACTTATAAATATGATGAAAGTATGTTAATCTCTAAAAGTTTGATAAACCTTAAGTATTGGTGAAACGATTTCATGTCTATGATTTTGTAATAAGGTAGAAATACTAAACCCCCCTACACTTTCTTCTATCCTAGATAAAAAAGAAAAGCCGGTTTCCCGTTTGTCTTTTAAATCAATTTGAGCCATATCACCACATATTACCATTTTAGAGCCCTTTCCTAATCTTCCAATTACTGTCTCCATTTGGTTATGTGTAACATTTTGTGCCTCATCTACAATAACAAAAGATTTTAGAAATGTTCTACCTCTCATAAATGCAAAGGGTACTATTTCTATGTTTCCATTATCTAATTCTTTTTGTATTTTGTCTTGGTTATATAACATATGTAAGTTATGATATATAGGTGCCAACCAGGGATCCATTTTTTCTCTAATATCTCCAGGTAAAAAACCAATATCCTCTTTTGATACTGTTGGTCTTGTAATTATAATTTTTTCTACTTGTTTTGTAAATAACATATCTAATGCTACTTGTGTTGCTACTAAGGTTTTACCTGACCCTGCCATTCCTCTAAGCACCGTTATTGGTGATTCTATTATTTTTGCTTTAGCTACCTTTTGTTCCTCGTTAAGCTGTACATTAAATTTGATGGGTTTTTTGGGTCTTCTTTTTTGAACGAATACATCGTCAGTGTGGTGTTTTGAAGCCATATAATAACTTTTTGTTTATTATACATATGAAAAAAAGATAAAAAAACCCGGCCTAAGCCGGGTTAAATTAAATATGTATTTGATTTTAATTCTCTAAATTATAGAGAGTTTAAACCATTTACTTGGATAGTTCCATAAAATTCTGGTCTAACCATTTTCTTCGCATAACGAGTCAATAAACCTTTACGTGGTGTGAAAGTTTCTGGATCGTAAATTAACGGAGTCATGATTAATGGAATGTATGGAGCAAATACAGCACCTGTTTCCAAGAACTGAGCACCTCTAAATCCTAATAGGATTTGGTTTTCAGTCATGTAAGGGTTTTTGTATACTTTGTAACGTCCATTTAATTGACCTACTTTTTGTACACCAAATGCGTAAGTTGCTTTAGAAGCATCACCATCAGTATCAGCAGCAAATCCTGGAATTGATTCTAGGATAGTTCCTACAGCTGGAGAACATACTAGGAAGTTTGCACCACCTCTTAATGTTTTCTGGTGAATAATGTTACTTAACTTTTGGATTTTAGTTCCTAATGTTTGGAACCATTGTCCTTGAGAATTGTAAAATCCTAAGTTTGAAATATCACCCATTTTAGTACCATCAGCAACAATAGATCTATTATTTACAGCAGACCATACTTCGTTTCCTGCAGCTGCATTTTCGATCAACATACTTAAGATCTCTAAGTCAATTTCTAATGAAATATACTCACTTAAGATTGAAGTCAATTCAGCTTCAGCATCTAATGCGTGGTATGCATTTAAATCTTGTGCGAATTCTGGAGTCCATACTGCTTTCAATTTTCTAGTTTTAGCAACGATTGCAGATGATTTCATCTGTACATTGATTTCTGGAATTTTGATTGCTGGTGAATTTAAACCATTTGGTTCTGCGTTATTGTCTTCAAAATCACCTCTGTATCTATCAGTTGGTTGTAATTGGTAAACAACAGAAACGTTATCACCTGCTGCGAATGCAGTTGCTCCGTTTGCTAGTTGTGTTTTTGCTACTACAAAAGCAACATTTTCACCTTCTAGTTTTGTAAAAGCTGATACTTGCTCTCCAGCTGAAGCTGAAATAGCATCATATGCTTGAGAACCTGAGAATAATTGGAATGCAGAAACACCAGCAACATCTACGAAATCTAAAGATGCAGTTGGTACTAATACTTTCCAGTAATCTGCAGCAGCAGCTGATGCTGAATAATCAGAATCAAAGTCAAAATCTGACCAGATTGCAGCTGCTAAAGGAGCAGATGCATCAGCAGCGATTGAAGCTGAATTGTTAATTGAATATCCGAAACGACCTGCTCCGTATAATCCACCTGTGTTAGTATTTCCAAATGGTTTGTCTATACCATCCGCCGTTTGGTTTCCATATAAAGAATCTCCTGCTGAGAATGGTGATTTGTCACTTCCATATTGGAAGTCTAAGAAAAATACTAGACCTGAAGGTAAGTTCATTGGTTGAACACTAACGAATTCTTTCGCTGCGATTTGACCAAATACTTTTCTTACCAATGGTAAAGCAACTCCTGCCCACTGACCACCTGTATTAACAGCTGTTTGTGATTGGAATGTTCCTGAAGATGCAGCACCACCACCTGTTTGAGATGATTCTACAACTAATTGCTTAGCTTGGTTTTCCAA